CGCCACCGCCACCGCCACCGCCACCGCCACCGCCACCGCCACCGCCATCGCCATAGCCAAGCAAAAAGCGCTTTACCGCTTCTTCCATTCTTTTACCCCGTCAATCGACTTCGCGGCTTTTTCGGTAACGCCGAGTATCTCGATCACGTCGAAAAGCTCGACCTCATCGACCGCACACGGAAAGCGGCATGATTCAGGGGATGCGGTGCCGTGTTGCGCGAGTTCCGAAAGGCTCGCGGCTCCCTGCCACTGCCATATTCTGCGCGCATTTGACAGCGTTACCGTGTTTCCGTCGCGTTTCTCGATCTTGCCGAAAAACACGCCCGCGCTGTTTGTCCTTACGATTTTCCTCTCATCCATCATTTCACTCCTTTAGTGCCTTGCACCTGCTATTATGGTACTACTATATATACTACCTTGTCAAGCATTATCTTGCCTTTTCTATAAACAAAATACCGTCAAGATGGTCGTATTCATGCTGGATACATCGGGCAAGCATACCGCCGCATTCTAACGTAAACTCACGGCCCTTCAAATCGGTCGCGGTTACCTTTACTCTGGCAGGGCGTTCGACGTCCTTGAACACACCCGGTACTGATAGGCACCCTTCGCTTTTCTTGCACGTATCGTCCGAATAGTCCGTTATCGTCGGGTTTATGAACATACGCGGCTTATCGCCCTTTACGTCGGTTACGAACAGGCGCAAGGATAAGCCTATTTGCGGCGCGGCCAAACCTATGCCTTTGTTTGTGTGCATTAACCCTATCATTGCCTTGAATAAACCCTTTTCGACGGGATCGGTAACCATGACTGCTTTTAACCGTAAAACGGTATCGTCCAGATATATCTGCATTTCACACTCCTTTTGTTTTTACCGTGCCATTACCAGTATTCTAGCGGCCATGCTTAAATAAGCAGTTGCCAAAAAGTAATGATCCGGCTTGCTTCCCTCTCGCCAATCGTATGACCCTTCCCCACCGTTACCGTTCTCATCGAATACCCGCGTACTTGCGGTCATGTGCGCGTAAAAGTCGGGTACTGACCGGGCGTTGACCGGTAAGCGCAAGCCGCCTGAGAGTATCCCGGCCTTGACGTTATCGAGCGCCGCCGTTCTGTCCGTCGTGATGATATTCCCGTTGACGGTATCCTTTTTGCCTTTCGAGAAGAAACAACGGAAACCGCCCGCCCGGTCTGCTATCTGTATACTCATGCGCGTTTCTGGCATGGCGTCGATGACGAAACAACGCACCTTGTATTTGTGCAAAAGGTCGATGACCTCTTCCGGGGTTCTCACGGCTTGCATATCGATTATCTGCACACCGGGGACGCCGGGGGTAATATGCCCGATTACCATGTGATTGTGACCGCCTACGTCGATACCGGCAACGCATACGCCATTATCGGGACGGTATCCGGGCTTCCAGTCGGTCACGGCATCGTCGAGCATCTCATCGGTGAGCTTGGCACCGGGAGCGGTAAACGCAAGGCCTAAGTCAGCGTTATAGAATCGCGTCATCTTCGTATCGTCTTTCTCAGCGTCAATATAGTTCTGGACAAGCTCGCCTATGGACGTTCGCGCCGTGAAGAGCTTAGACAACCGATAGCCGCGCCGCATTGCGCCGGGGTTAAGTGGTATCCATACTCCCGCTTCGTTCTTACTCCACTTGCGCCCGCATTTATCACATACCATGTGCGCCGGGTCGCCGGGACGTTGCCAGTCAGGGTCTATTACCATGAATTGCCCGTCATCGACTTGCCGGATAACGTGCTTGAAAAAGTCAGGGGTGATAACCGCGCCGCATCCGCACTTGATATGCCAGTGCATTTGATCGGTGTTAGAAAACATTTCATCGATACCGTAGCCAACTATCGTAGGATTACTTACCCATAGTTGCGCGGGGTCATCTGAGAACGAAAGCCGCTCTGGTGCCATAGCCAAGTTTTCTTGTTCGCACCGGTCTGATTCATCGATAACGATATCATCGGCGGCAAACTCGGTGAACTGGCTTGCGCTACCAGACGCGACATAGGCAATCGTTCCCGCGTTCGCGCATTGTAACAAATGTACGTTATTTGAACCGGCGATGATAAACTTTTTGTACTCAAGGGTATTCTCGATGGTACGGTCTACGCGCTCATGCTTGTATCGCTGGAGGATCTGATCGTTAGGCAATACGTGGAACACGTTGCGCTTGCGGCTGGCTCTCACGAGGTCGCGACAGGTCAAGTATTCCGTGATACCGTTCTGCGTTGACTTAATGAAGACCATGAACCGGCTATCATCGGCGTAAACCTGTTTCATCCACAGGTTATTCTTGAAGTCGAGGGGTTTGCCTTTGTGTGTACGATGATGGTACAGGGCATAGTACAAAACGGGGTAATCACGTTTCAGCCCTGCCATCAATGCGAGGTCGCGTTCAGTTAGCATTCCTTGAGTTTACCACGATCTAGGCAAAAGGTACACGCGCCAATTTTCCCTCATGCTTTGTATTCCTCGCGATTGCTTTCTTTCTTGAAGTCCCCGTCTGCGTCAAGGTGAGCGGGCGGCCATCCTGCTTTTTTTACGGTTGATGCCCTGATAAGGCGTACAATGATCTGTCTGATAAAATCAAGCGGAATGTAGAGGAACACCGCGAAACCTAACCACGTCCAGAATGACGAAAAAAGAAACCTTACAAAGTCCATAATCACACTCCTTGTATACTTTCATGTAAAACGCGAGAAAGTCGCTATAAACGACCGTCTCGCTTGGCTATGGTCATTTTACCGGGCTATCGGTTGTGCCGATAAGACGCTCGTTTCCTTCGTAGGGGATGCACAAAGCCCAAACGCTGCCTACGCAAACATACGAAACGCCTGATCCTTTGTGTGAAAAGAAATCGAGCCTCCAGCTGTCTGACTCATCATCCCTCACCAGCACCTTGTCGAACGGCTTGAACTCCGGCTCTTTCGCGGTTTCGAGGGCGAGGAAGTCGGCGGCGGTGATTGGTGTGAATCTTTTTTTATCCGCCGGTTCACCCCATGTTATATCGCCATCTTCCCAAATGACCAGACAATCCGTGTTTAGCAGTGCATCGGTATATGTGCCTTTGTCGTTATACCCTATCTTCCCAGCATGAGCGAGTATGCCCGTAATAACCACTTCCCGTACTTTCCCGGTAAACCCGGATAAATCAATCTTGTATGGCTTCATTTGTTCACTCCTTACAGGTAGCATACTACCATATCACTAAACCGTCAAGCGGAGTTTACTTATTCTCCGGCTATTTTGATCCATACCCATTTTAAGGGTAAGGCTATCAGTAGAACTGGCCACACGAAAGCCGCTCTAATTGCGTTTCGATATGCCTCTCTGTAAGTGTTGGCAAGCCGATAAGCAATGGCAGAAAATATATAACTGCCGACTAAGTATCCCAAAACTATAAACAATGCCGTCATTTCGTTCCCCCTAACCCCATAGCCGCGAGCTGTTCACGGTAAAACGCCTCTTGCTCAGGGGTCATCGCCGCTTCGCTATCCTTGTTCAAGTTAAGGTTGACCGTGGGTAGCGGCTTGATTAGGCCTATATACTTTTGCAGTTGGTCTTGCGCCTTGTCGCGGTCTGCGAGTTTATATACCGGGTGCTCATCGCCTTCCTTGCCGATCTTGAGGTCGATACCGTCAATGCAGATAGACAAGCCAAGCCGTTTCAATTCTGACATTGGCCTGACAAGTGCGCCGTCATCGTCGAGGATTTCCGCTACGTCGTAATTGGCGCGAGTAACCCACATACGGATAAGTTTGTAGTCAAGGTTCTCTTTCAGCTCACCCATTGCCTCTTCGAGCTTGCCTTTCAAAAGCGTTTGTATCTTTGGAGTTCTAAGAAGGGTGCTCGCTGATGAATAAGCGCCTGATTCGCTTGTACAATTAGGGTATGCTCGCATATATGCTTCCCCTGCGTTTCTCAGGCGTTGCTCTATGTAGAAGCGCACAAAGTCTGTTTGCTCTTGCGTGTACAGTATGATTTTCTCTTTAGGTTTCGCTTTCTTAGTTGCCATTTATACGGTTATCTCCTTTCGGTTTATTGTACCATGCTTTTTGCGGTCGAGCTATGGTCATTTCCTTACCATCCTTTTAATGAGCCTTGAGAGTTTCGAGGGGAGTGTTTCACGCCATCGACCTACATTGTACCCGCATCCATCCGGATGAATACGCTTTCCGTGGAACATTGCATTCGGACTGGCAATACAACCCATTTCGTGTATGTCGTGTTTTTCGCAACTATAACAGCCATGTTCGTGTTTCTTTCTTTTCTGTAGCTTTAGCGTTCTCCCGTTATCCTTTATTTTGCGCATTAGCTTGTCCTCCCATATTCACCATGATACTTTTTAGACGCTTCATTATATGCATTTTTCGCATCTTCAATATTCTCAAAATATCCCAAATGCATTTTCACTCCGTTGCACGGATCATCTTTAGTGTCTTGCAACGGGGTGCTTTCTGTTCCGTAGCACTTTGGCCTTGTCGGGCAAACGTCGCAACCTCCCATAATCGCGAGCTGAAGGTGTTCGTCTTCCCATACGCCCCATAAATCGCGCGACTCGGAGCTCAACATTTTAACGAACGCGACAGCCTTTCCCGCCGCCTCTTTTCTCGCCTGTTCTGCTGCGTATTCTGCAAACTCCTTTATGTGTTTTGTTGCTTTTTCTTTGTCTATCGATGCGTTTGGGCCGATTAATGTATAATCGACTCCTGTACATAAGACTTGAAGTATGTCTATCAATCTGCTTATGTCTTTATCAGTTACCATTTGTTGACTCCTTTCGCACAATCGCGTTTATTTTCGCAAGTTGCTCTGTTGTAAGTTTCTCCACTTCTATCTTTCCAAACTTGTACTCAAGAATAAACCTATGGTGCCTGTCTTTCCATTTCGGGGTTTCTAGGTAATATGCCGCCCTATCCCATCCGTGCGATCCGCGAGAATATATTGGCTCGCCCAGTTGCTCTTTATCAAAATCAAGATTGTCGAAATATACGCGCTTTGCGGTCTCGCGGTTTAGGACAAGCCTTTCAATCCTTTTCGGCCATTTTGCCTCACAGTACAAAACGTCACCCTTTTTCAAAGTCATAATTCACTCCTTTTGTGCAGTTTCCTGCGTCATCCGTTCCTGATATTTCTGTAGGCTCAAAATAGCCTCGCTTATATCCTGCGCTTCATTCCCTTTCCCGCGTATCCCGGCGCAAAGGATCTTCTTGGCCGCATGTTGTATTTCCGGGGCGTTTACCGCAAACGCTACCAGTACGCGGTATATATCGATCGTGGTCTTTACCCCGTCGAGTCCGGTTACCGCGCGGGTGTATTTATTTGCCGCGTTCATCGTGGGGTTCCTGTATGCGCGTTTTCTGCTGAAGGTTTCGCATAATAGCGCCCATGTCTATACGCGGCTCTTTTCCTGCTTTCCAGCTTTCCCACCATGCGCGGTATTCTTCGGGTGTACCGTCATCTTTCCCGGCATATTTGCACGTAGGGCAAACCCCGCTTGACGTGTTTATCATTCCGCATACCGGGCATTTACGCTCATTGTACGGGTCAAGAAGGGTATCGAGCTTGAGGATATTTATAGCGTCCTTAACCGCCTTGATATCCGGTTTCCATGACGCGGGATTGTGCGCGATAATGTACTGGAAAAGTGCGGTATAGTCAGACGGTTTCACGTATGACAATTCCTCTGCATACAGCTCTTCCACAAACTCATTTGGGAAACCGCCGTAATACTTTTGAACCGATGTCATAAAATCGGCAATATTCTTAATCTGCATGGTCACTCCTTGCGCATAAGCGCGTTATATTTCGTAAAGTCCTTTTCAGGTTTCGATACCGGCGAGTCACGCGCTTTCCTCTTGAAAGCATCGAACGGTTTCGCGCTTGTCACGTATCTTTCTACACCCTTGCCCATGAAGTTTGTAAAACTCTTGTACGGGAAAATATCATAATCGGGATTTCCTATGATCTTCGAGTAGTTCCCTATCGCTTCGCTTATTTCGTCATCAGTGTAGAATTGCAAGGCTCTTGTACAATCAGCCATTTCAAAATCTTTGAAGGTTATGACGGTATATCTACATTCTGGAAGTTTAGCCGTGTTCCACGCCTTGCGATGATTTTCAATACGCGAAGTTATTGACGGTTCATTAGGGTTGTAAGTGAAACGCCTCGCGATAGGTTCTTTAATTGGTTCTGCATTGAAATTGTTTGAATTATCTTTTTCCGGCGAGAGAGGCTCTTCCTCTTCAGGTAACGATGACGATAGAGATGAAGATGAAGATGAAGATGAAGAGCTTTTTTGTGGGTTTTTTATGACACCCTTATTTGGGTGTTCTGAATAACCATCGGGTTTTTTTTCAAACCACTTTATTCTTAATTCTTGAGGTATTTTACTGTAATATGCAAGCCTGTAATCAGTTTCATGTTTATTGAACTTGCTGGTATTACATTCTCTGCAAAGTGGTTGAAAATTATATATTTCATCGCAACCGCCTTTTGAACGAGGTTTTATATGGTCTTTGGTGGGGCGTGTCCCTTCTTCAAAAACAGCGCCACAACATAAACATTTGTTCCCAAAATAGTTTAACATTTCATTCCATTCTAATTCCTTTGTGCGCGTCTTAGAATCCGGCTTTATTGAACCCTTTGGCCGACCTCCCTTTTTCCCGTTTTCTGAAGCTATTTCGCGCCTATTTTCTGCATTTCCCATTTCTATGTCAGCTCTCTTATTCCGATAGGTTTTTCCATCTAGTGTAAAATAATGTTCCAGAATAAAGCTACAGGTTTCTTTATCAACCTTACACACACGCGCCAAACGTTCTATATCGCATCCTATCTCGCCTTTTTTCAGCCAGTAGTGCATGAGCAAAAGAAGGTACGCGCCGTGTTCTTCAGCGGATAATTCTATTGTGTCTCCTAGATAATCGCCTATATAAATAGGCATCCAGATATCTACTTTCGGCATTATTATTACTCCCTATACAGCCTATTTTTTTCAAAATACTCAATTATTTCAGGAACGTTTCTAAACCATTCTCCGCCAACCCTGTATTCTGAAAACAATTTATGTAACTTCAATTCAAGCCCTTGGCCGCCTTTAAGTAGTGCAAGTATAACTATTTCAGAATTATTTCCGGTTTGTAATTGTTTCTGTCTTTTTCTTGGGTTTGTACTATAGCCTATTTTCAAACTACCGGTTTCTTTACATTGCATCAAATACACAAATTGCCGATTGCTTACGTTGTCTTCTAGAGAAATATATTTTTCTATCACTTCTTGTTTACAAGATTTGCACATAGCGGAATGTTTTGTTTCCTTGTAATCTTTTGAAAAAAACTGGTTCTTACATTTTTTACATATGCATGGATATATTTCTCCGGCTGTTCCTTTTTGGTCTATGCATACTCTATAAATATCATGAATATTTTTATTTACACATTCAAAAGTATCGATTGAAACTTCACCGCAATTAAATATTATCTCTTCCTTTTTTTTATCTAAGGAAAAATAAAGAGCTATTGTAGTTTTTTTACCGTCACAAAATGGCACCACATTTTCCGGGGTAGCACCCAATTTTAAGAAAAATATAGTCTTCCTAAAAACGTTCATTTTTCCTTCTTCGAACATGAGTTTCCTTTATAAAACAAAAAAGACCGGACAAGCGCTCTCACACGCGAATCCGGCCAAAGGGTGACAAATTGCTGGCTAATGGTGAGAGGCATTAGTCAACAATCTCGATACGTCATTATCTCACGGCTTCCCCGGCTTGTCAAGTTTCTTGCGATAGACGTAAATCGGGCAGTTTACCGAAACGCAAATAGTGAACGAATTACCGCATAGGCACCATTTACAGTATTCCCGTATGGCTTTTGCTCTGCGTGCCCCTTTTTGTGCCACAGTGAGGCCTTTAAGCGGGCAAGAATCGATTTTACAGACCGACCGGGGAGACTCTTTACAGTCAACGCAACGGGCTTTAATCGCTTCTTTTGCTGTCATCGGTTTTACCCCACTTTTTTTGCAGACTTCGCGGCGAATACTTGCGATGACCGATATGAAAACCGCCGCAACATTCACAAACATATATCTCGAAATATCTGCGAGTGCCTCCGTGTAGAACGGCTTTCGCGTCTGCTTTCGTTTTGAATCTGCGTTTGCGGCGGCAATTTTCAAGCGGGGTCATAGCGCAACTTTAACAGTCCCGCATTCAGGGCAAGCGTAAGTCCGTATCGGTGTACCTCTTTTAACCGCTGGTGCATCGGTAGAACCTAACGGCCAATCTTTTGGAATACCGGCAAAGAATGGAGCACGTTCTGAAAATGACACCTCAATAAATGGAGTATATGACGAATTGTGACATTCATCATCATATCCGCAAGCCGCGCACTTCATTTTTTCGCCTCCTTTTTCGTCTCCAAAACCTCGCCGGTTAACGCTTCGAGTTTCGCTTGTATTGCAGAACGGGCTTCACTTTGCGCGTCGAGCATATTGACAACCGCTGAAAGGTATATTTCCATTTCGGCAACGGCATCGACTAGCTCGACCTCGACGGCCTTTGTACGTTCCCCCAGCATCACGCGCCCGATTATCGCTTGTATCCGGGTCGCGGCGAGAGACACGCGGGTGAATTGGTCGCGCGTCTCCCATCGCTTGCGGGCATGAGAGAAAAACGGATGATTGATAAAACGGATATCGTGGGGAAGGTTCACTTCCCTATCTCCTTTCGCATCGCGGCCTCTTCCTCGCTCAATACGCCGGGTACGCTCTTGTACACCTCGGCCCGATACTTCGCGTATTCTTCCTGCTTGCCGGTATCGACGATGAAGTGAAACATGACGTAATACGCGGCGATGGTCGCAAGCTGACTCTGGATATCGGCGGTTATCTTCGCCTCCGTTTCTTCGTTGTAGTTCTTCGATCCGATCTTGCGCAGGGTTTCGAGAAACTCGGCATTATCTTCGAGAACTTTCGGCAATTCCGCGCCTACCTCGGCGGGGGTCATGGGTTTCTTTTCAGGTGCTTTCAATGGTTTCATGCGGTTCACTCCTTAATGATACATCGGGTCTGTTTTCTCGCGCTTGCACGTTACTGATTTTTTCAGGTCAACGCCCGCGCCGGTTACATGGTAGGTTGAAAAGAACATCCTTGAACCGTCGCCGTGTATCATCATCTGCTCAGTTACTTGCGTACCAGATGGGACGTGATGCACTTCTTCGAGATGCTTTAACATGGCGGCGTGATTCATACCCGTACAATGTTCGCACAAATTACAGGTGTACTCTATTTTTGGCTTGCTCATTAGAACGTCCAGTCTTCCGGTACATCATCGGGCAATGCAGAACCGCCCTGAGCCGATCGTGAAGGGGTCGCGCTTGCGTCCTGTGACCTTTTCTGGTACGGAGTTGCGCCCGCGCCGTTTCCGGTTGATTCTGCGCGATTTTCGCCGCCGCCTAAAAGCTGGACGTTATTGGCGTTAATCTCGACTTTCGAGCGGTTTTGCCCGTCTTGCTCCCATCGGTTTTGATGCAGTTCACCCTCGACGGCTACCTGTTTTCCCTTGACAAGATACTCATTGATAGACTCGCCGGTTTTTCCCCATGCAACGATGTCGAAAAAATTAGCCTCGTCTACCCATTGCTCGCCCTGTTTGCGGCGTTTGTTTACCGCGATAGAAAACTTACAGACGGCCATGCCGCTCGGCGTGTAGGTCAATGCCGCGTCTCTTGTACAACGCCCGATTAAAATAACGTGATTTACGTCTGCCATGATAATTACTCCTTTTGCTTCCTTAACTAATTCCTCTTCTAAGCCCTGATATAAAACCGGGGCCACCTATATAATAAAAACAGATACGCACTTCTTCACTCCTTATCTAGCATTGATTATACGCAAGGCATACGCCCGCGTGTCTTCACTGTAACCTTTCACGTCCCCATGATTGTAGTAGCATAACGCTTGAAACCAGTTGCCGTATCGATCATGTAACCACGCGAGATACGCAAGGGCTAATGTCGCGTTGTCTATCGGGTCGTATATATCGAACGTCGCCGGGTCGCCTTTCCAGAACTTCCAAAGGAGCCAGTCGAGATTACCCGGCTTATCGTATATCTGGAATACACCCCGGCTATGGTATCCCTCGGGCGTCATACGGCTCACGGCATCGGCATACCATTGCGATTCTTCATTGCCAAGCTGTCTGACAATCGAGCGGGGTACGCCCATCTTGTCGCCGATCTTGTAAATTGCTTGCCGCTCAGAATCCGTTACGGGGTCTTTCGGCGTCGCGTGAATTGAGCACATTACAAGACCGAACGCGACAAAAAGGGCTAACTTCTTCATTTACTTTTTCCTTTTGAAAAGTCCCGGCTTTCGGTTGTTCCTGTCGATACGCTCGATCATCTGGACGGCAACGGCGGCAACTTGTACAAGCTCCTCGCGCTGTCTGTCCGGTGTTGTTTCACTCACGGCTTCATAGACTTCTTCCATGAGTATATCACGAAAACAGGGAATACCGATAGAAAGGCGCAAGTCGTTTATGCGCTTATAACTATCAGCCGCGAGCTTGTCACCTTCCAGCGATAGCACGTCTTCGATGGGTAAATCCTGTACACCCCATCGCTTATGCTGTTTCCGGCGCTCGACCGCTACCTCGGCGAGTATTGTTAATCGTGACATTGATTTACTCCTTTATGTCAGGTTGAAGCAGTTGTTATGTATGCTCAAGCAAAACATCGCATCCTGTTTGCTTTTTATTCAGAGCCCATACAGATGTTACCGGGCTACTCGTTCCTTCGCCCGACCCGATCCATACCTCGTAAAGTTCTCCGTTCTCGTCGGTATCCGGCAAGCGCGAAAGAATCTCTTTCAGTTCTTTAACCGTTACGCCGCCTGAATTGATAAACGGCGATTTTATAATCGTAACCATCATTCCTCCCGTTCGATGTCGGTAAAACTTGTTTTACCGCGAGAATCGACCTAACATTTGCTTAACTCGCGAGCGTACCCGCGAGTCGAGTTGAAGCAGTTGTTATACGTCTTTCTCTTTTAACAGGCTCATGTCGAGTCCTGCTTTTATAAAGTTTATGCCCGTTTCCTTATTCGCTCCGCACCCGAGTTTTTGGTATATGAGCTGAAAAGCTTCATGTGAAAAATCTTTGCGGAACCATCTGGAAATTCTATCCGTTGCCCATTTGTATTGAGCCGATGATTTTTTGAAATGATTGCTTGCCGTGTAAAAGGACAGATAAGACAATAGTTTGTAATCAAACTCATATTCTGACTTTATGTCCGGCAAACGAAAATACACATTCCATTTTTTATGGAGTATAAGTTCTTCGTCGTTGTGAATAAAAGAACCATCAAATATATCAAAAACACGTTCGAGTTTCTCTTGAATGATCGCTTCCAATTCTTTTCTCCTTTGCGGCTTGTAGACATAAGCGCATTTGGCTTATGCCTTTTGCCGTCCGTATAACATTTGCTTAACTCGCGAGCTACCGCGAGTCGAGTTGAAGCAGTTGTTAGGAACTCTTGTATTTGTCACACAACGCTTTGATCTTTCCTGCGACTTCACGGAATCCATTTTCCTTTCCGCCGTATTCGCGATCAATAATAACCTGAGCCATTTCCGGCGCAAGAGCAATCAAGCGCATGTTTATTTCGCGCTGTTCGTCGTCGCCGTATCCTGTATAATCGTCTCCGCATACGTCGAGCGAGTACGCCATTCCCGGCGCTTTATCTGCCTCAACAAACGGCGCTAGACCGTGCGAACTTTCACGAATCTTCCACGGCCCTTTAGTCCACGGTGTTTTCATATTCCTTCCTTTCGCGGATTGTCCGCGTATTGGCGCAGCCGATATGCGGCTGTCCGTCGTCCTAACATTAAGTTGAGCCGCGAGCTATTCGCGAGTCGGCTCGAACTTGTTGTTCGACGCCGCCCGAAGCCCTCGAATATATCCCGCCATAAAATAAACAGAATAATCCCTTTGATGACAAATATCACTCACGTATTTGGCAAACTCTGCTTCATCATCAGTTATTAAGCCCTTGTCTATAAACCTATCAAGCGATTTTCGTATTCTGAACCATAATTTATATTTATCTTTTTTCACGCTTACTCCTTTCGGGCGGTTTAGTTGACCGTCCGCATGACGCAGTTATGCGGCGCGTCAATCCGTCGAACATTATATTAACCTGCAATGACCTACTGGGCATTGTCAGGTTGAATTACTTGTTGGATATTGCCGTTGGTGCGGTGAGTGATTTTCATGATTATGCTACAGTCTTTGTTGCCGGGGCATTTATCATTCAAACCAGAACAACCAATCATGCGGCAAATACTTTCATAATAGCCAACCTTCTCTTCATTGCAATTATCTTCATAATCATGCGACATAAAATCCTCCAACGGCAATTTGGCGCGTGTCCACATATCCAGCGGAGCGATATGTGGCTAAAGCGTCCATCCAACATCTATTAGATTGTTCCGCCTAATATGCATACCTTTCCGCTATGCTTTAACTTCCCTGCCATGTCCCGTCTTAATATCGTATTCCGCAAGGAAGCGCGGCATGGTAACACGAAACTTGTTTACCGTTCGTACACCGTCATGCGTGACAGCGGTTGACGTGTATTCCAGTGTCACGCAATCGGCGTACAGGTCAGGCGCATTCTCTCGGCATAACGCGGGGGCCGGTTCCTCGACTATCTCAAAGTCAGTAGGCTTACCATGCGCCCCGCGTCCCTTGTATTTGCCGACCTTTTCAAGCTGGCTCATAGTTTCGTGTACTTAATCCCGTGAGTGTTCATGTATTGGCGCAATGCGAAAAGTACAGACCGGCGATCCTTAAAGCGCAGGGTATACTCTTCGATAGGGTCAATGTCTGGCTCTTCGCCCATAGCGGCGGCGGCAAGACCGGCAAGCGGCGCGTTATTCTGCGCGTCGATTTCCTCATGGTCAAGCTCTGCCTGTTGATCTTGAATTGCCTTGCGGGCTTCCCGGTCAGCGCGTTCCTTCGCTTCGGCGGCGAGCTTTTCGCGATACGCTTTCAATTCCGCGCCCTTGCGAATAGCCATGCCCATGTCGAGCGTGTCGAGATACAACTGCTTCAAAACGTCGGCGTCTTCAAGCGTGTCGAGGGTTTTGATATCGCTGTAAATCGTTTCGATCTTCTTTTCAATTTCGGCGAAGATGTCTTTATTCTTCGTCCCCTTGCTCAACCATTTGTCATCGAACACGCGGGCAAGTGGCACGAGGTCGAAGTTTTGGCACTTCCAGAACTCGTCAATCTGTTTGCGCTTTACGTCCCTTTCCGCTTCGTCGCGAACCTTTACGATTGCGTCAAGCGCGAGGGCGGCGACGTCGATATCCTTCTCGACTTTCTTGCCCTTCGTTTCAAGTTCGGTAATGCCGTACTTTTCCATCGCACGTTTCACGATGTCGATACGGGTTGCCTGTACGAGTTTTTTTGACGTGTTGAGCGTGGCACGGTCTTTCTTTGCCGCGTCCGCATCGCCCTTGTAGTTTTCGGGCGTGTACTCAACCAGTCTTTCCGCAACGAACGCTTCAAGCTCGTCAATGTTCGTTACCAGCCTACCGTTTACCGGCTCGCGCTCGATAAGCGCAATTTCCTTAGTTTCACTCATTCCGTTCACTCCTTTCGTTCATACTACCATGTACATACTACACTGTCAAGCAAAATAAAACCGCCCGGAGCATATCACGGGCGGCGGAGGTCAGATTGCAATACCACGATCTGCAAGGTATGTTTGCGTTATGTCATACGCCTTGTCAAATTGCGCATCAGTGGTATTCTTATCGTAAAGCAAGCGGTCAAGTAACGCCTTGCCTTTTTCGGATAAGTCCGCCTCATGTTTCACGCGAGCGTATTTAACGAAACCGCGCGGGGTCTTGTCTCTTGCAAGCTCATTGAGTACCGCGATAGGCGGCGGGCCGAAAGAGGCGTCAAGGCCGGAAAGGTCTGCTTGCTCACTATCGCCGGGAATGTCATCGACAAAACCGTCGCTTTCAGGTTCAACCGGCGCGCGCGGGGTTTGTTTCGGCGCGATCTTGTTACCAGCGGGCGGCGTCGTTGAGGTCGGCGTGGTCGGTATGTCATCCGGTATGAAGTCTTCAACGTCTTGCGTGAAAATATCGGAGGCGGCGAACGTGGTAATAGTTGCGTCAACATGGGCGCGTTTCTTGGCCATCTTCAATACCGTGTTATAGGTATCCGCGATATCGGGATTCTCGACCTTGCCAACGGGTTGCTTTGTGATAGCCGGGTCATCTTCCCCGAACTTCGCGCCGCATCCGCCTTTCTTACCATAGCAAAGAAAACCGCCGCCATATTCTTTTTTGCCGGTGATGATTGTTTCCGCACCGCACATCGGGCATTTTTTCGCCGCGTTACGATAGCGGTATTTCGTTTCCATCGTCGAGCATGATCCGATACCCTCGCCGACTATCTGACCGTTAGGGGTTTTCAGTCGGCATTTGATCTGGTATTCCCGGTGCAGATTGTCAAGGTTTTTTTCCGTTATGTCGAACTCAGGGACAACGCGGAAAGTAAAGCACAATTTTTCCGCGCCCGGTTTCAAAAGCGTTGGTTTATCGCCGCATCCGGGGACTTTCCCGAAATGCTCGCCGTCGCGCATAACCGATCTCATAAGCTCTTGAATCTTGACAACCTGTTTTTCCACGTCCTTGATTGACCGCTCTTCCTGAATGATCGAAACCTCGTTATCCATTTACTGCCTACCTTTCGCCGCGAGTGCTTTAATCTTCACTTCGCTTTCCTCGCTAGGCGTCCTGTGTGCGAGCTTGTCAGTCTCCCATGACTGGACGGTACGAACACTCAAGCCGAGCGCCTTGGCAAAACCGCTCTGCGAGAGTTTCAACTTTGCGCGTATTTTCTTGATCTCTTTGCACGTCATCTGTGTTACTCCTTTATAGTAGCATACTGCTATTTGTGCAGTACGTCAAGCCTATTCTTTACCGGATAGAGCCGATGCAATCTTGAAGCCGGGTACATACCGATACCGCGACTCTACCGGGTCTATACAGGTAAACTCAGCCCCGGAAGCGTCGGCATATTCTCTGCTATACGCGAGCAAAGTACCCGGCATCGTCTTGCGCTTAGTCCGCGAATACATGACGCCAAACAGCTCCCATGCCGTGATGACGCGCTCTGGTTGCTCATCGAGAAAACGGTATAGTGACTGCTTGACGCCATGGTTCATTTTACTAAACCCTCCAGCTCTTCAACTTCAAACAAAGTCGGCGCGCCTACTTGCGACTCTACGCCCTTGAGATACGCAACGCCATCTTTGAAAGACTCATGATTAAGCTCAAAACCTAAACCATAGCGGCCCATTTTAACCGCGATATTAGGGACGGTAAAAAGCCCTGCGAACGGGTCAAGTACGATATCGCCGGGATTGGAAAACCGGTTGATTATCCTTTCGACGATATCAATCTGGAGCGGGCATATATGCATCGTCAACTCTTTTCGTGCTTGTTCTGAATTGAGCGTATACATGCGGTTTACATCGTCCCAGATATCATTGCGCCATGATCCGGGCGCAACTACCGCGAAACTCGCCGGTAACTTATCATCTTCGTCGAGGTCTTCAGATAGCGCGACGTGTTCGTGATAATCATAAACGCTATCCCGCGAAAAATCGCGGTATGCCGCCTGTAATGTAGCGACTTGCGTATCCCTGATTTCATTCAACGCGACAAGCCTATCGCCGCTTGAGCGCCACATGGGAGCGGCATCTATCTGCCATCTCGCCCGCGTGTACGTCTCTTTCGTTTTTTCAACCGGCTCATCCGCATAGGCCCGCGAAGTGTCAGACGGTAGCTTACGGAATAACAGAATATATTCCGGGCATCCTACGCCCATTTTTGAGCCGTCCTTACATTGCTCAGTCCATCCAAGCCGATACGTTTGATTATTCTCGCGTACAACATCGGTCAATATCGTTATGATCCCCATGAGTTGAAAACCATGCTTGAGATAATGCGCGATAGTTTCGCAATGGAACGGGTCAAGCGTCGGCATCCCCGTACCGGTTGCATTGCCAAAAAGTATCCTGTCTTTAACGTGAACAGCGCACACGCGGCCCGGTTTCAACACGCGCAAAAGTTCAGGCGTGAGGTATCCCATTTGCTCGAAGAATGCGGCATTATTGGGGTTATGCCCAAAGTCGTTATACGTTGGCGTGTATTCGTAATGGTTCGAGAATGGAATACTGGTATGAATAAGGCCGATTGAATTACTTTCAACATTCTTTATTTCCAGAACATTATCATTCAATACAGCCTTAAAAAGTTTTCCCTTGATTTCGATACGATCCACGCCCATAGTTCTCGCGAGCTTGTCCGCGATATTTGTCGAGTTAAGACCATACTTTTTGATTATCTCCGTCATCTGCTTGACGAGGTATTTATGCTGATCCCATTTTTTCAAGAGCGTGTCGAGAACCGCCTGTTCTGATTCTGCATAAATAATATCGATGATAACCGGGAACTCTTGACCATATCGCTGGATACGCATGATCGCCTGTATGAAGTCATTGAACTTATAGCCGATCCCTACGAAGACTGCACGATGACAGAACTTTTGAAGGTTGCCGCCCTGCCCTGAGATATCAGGTTTTGTCGCGAGGTACTTCAATTCACCAGTTTTGAAAAGGCGTGTCAAGCGCGTGTTTTCTTCGATGTCTTGAGAGCCGTACACCTCGCCCGTTTCAGGTACAGCTTTTTTGATTGCATGGCGTTCTGCTTCGAGGTCATGCCAAAGTATGAAATGGTCATCCGGCGCGTCGTCGATAATATCGCGCATTTTCTTTATGCGTGTAGGTATAGAATCGCGTTTTTCTTTTGACGCATCTTTCAAGCCAAGCGCGGAATCGCGAAACATTTTTACTTGTCCGTCATCTTCAGCGCCAGCCGTTGCATGATCGACTTCGACCTTGTGGAACCTGATATCAAGGTCGGGCAAAATGTATCCGTCATCGGAATAATCCATGCTGATATCGGACGGCTTTGTAATGAAAAGCGCCCATGTCGAAAGCCAAAACCAGAACTCTTTTTCCTTATGCGGGTAAAGGGTCAAGTTGTTTGCTTGCGTGGAATCGCGATGGAAAAACCGGGTAAGTGCCTGACCGGTATCCATAATGCCAAGATATCCCGCATAGTGAATAAGCTCTTTGAACTTATTCGGCGAAGGCGTTGCAGTCGCGACAAACTTATACGGGACTTTCCCAAAACGCGGTAAAAACTCTTGATATGTTTTAGAGCCGTATGATCGCAAGCAACTTGCTTCATCAAGCGTTGTTACCATAAAGATGTTCGGGTCAATGTCTCCATCGCGGACACGCTCATAATTGGTAATGAGAATAGAGCAACTTGCCGCATTGATATCGACCATGTTGCGGACATATGCAATTTCGAGGTTAACGAAATACTTCGCGGCATCCCCCTTGAACTCATCGACTACGTTTAACGGGCAAACGATAAGCGCCTTGCCGCCTTTCTCTTTTACGATCAACCGGCAAGCCTCAAGCTGGGTTACTGTTTTGTGCAATCCGAAAGAAGAAAACAAGGCGCGATTACCGCCCTTGACCATCCACTTTACAGAATCGCGGACGTGCGGTTTTAGTCCCGGCGTCAACATATCATCCGTTACCTCAAATCCAGAATCTGGCGCGATAGCGATTTTAGATTTTAGAAAATCATCATACGCTAATTGTTTCACTTCCATATTTACCACTCCTTAAATAAAAAGCCTCCCGGATGCTCGTGATGGTGAACACCAGGAAGGCTAGACAGCGCATTCCGTAAAATGAGCCGCGCAATCCATCACTCTTGCGTAGCGCATCTCTAATAGCCGTATGTAGTCTAACACGTAGTATTATACGTGTCAACGCATTTCGTGCTCTAGGTTGTAATCTTCGAGGCTTTTGTTATACCCGTCAAGGAATCGCTTTTCTTGCCCTCGATTACGCCATTCGACGTGTATCATGGCAACCATAGCGCAAGCGTCGTGGTATCGTTCATCGGCGTTCGCGCTCGATTGCCTGACAGCGGTTTCGGTTTCCTTGTCAAGTTCTGCATCGGTCATGTTTCGCAGATAGGTGTAATACTTTTCACGGTCGAAAGTGTTCATCGTTCTATCCTTTTGCATTTGCAGATAACTTTACCCTTTAAGCAGACGTGTGCATCGGAGCAAAGTATAAGCGAGTTGCGGACTAGCTTTTCGTGGATATGTTTTTTGGTATGTTCGCACGTTTTTCGATGCTTGCACGTTTCGGACTTATCGCAGACATAATAGGTCATTTTGTTAATTCCTTTATCTCATAGACGTGATCGTCACAATAATACAAACGGCTATGAGCGGCATATATTTTTATTATCTTGTCAGCGCTTCCTACCGAAACAAAAGCGCCTAAAATAAATCCTGCGAACAACCCTATTATCAGTATTGCTATAAATGCAAGCGTTTTTCCCATTTGCTCACCCCTTTATCTTGACATATTTTTCATCGCGGTATATATACCCCGCGTAGAGTTTCGCGTGGTACTGTTCAGCTTCATTCCGTGATATCCTCAAAAGCGCGGCAACTTCTTCCGGTAAGCGTACCGATCCATCGGAGTATTCAGCGGCGCGGCGGTAGTCATCATCGGTAACGTCATCGAAGGTATCGAAAGGATCAGGCTTATCGGCCTCCATCATATCAGATATCACGGCCATGTCCTCGCGGGTAAACGGATTGACAATCGGCGCGGCGCGTTTCACTGGTACGGAGTTTTCTGTTCCTGCCGCTGTATATGCCATCAAGTTCTCAAGATTGACGATATCACGTTTTACCGTTACCGGTTTTATCTCTTTCGGCTTGCCGATCTCGCCCGCTATCGAGAATATAGAAGCCTCGATTGACGCATAGAGGATTACGAAAAACAGCGCGGCAATGGTCAATGCCCATGACGGGCGCGATACGATATAAGGTATACGTGCGAATATATCAAGCGCCTTTATCGCGTGTTTCGGTTCTGCTTTCCATTGTGTTTCGGCAACCGTGGCGGCATTTCGCGCATCGGTCACGGCGGCGCGGGCATCGGCTATACTGGCATCCATCGACGCGGCAAGTGTGCGCTGGTTTTTCGTTCGATAATCTGACTGTTGGACGATCAACCCGGTAAGGTTGCTTTGCGCCGTTGCATAATCGCTTTCTGCCATGAGCACGTATTCCGGTTTCGTGTCATCACCTTGAATGACAACGGTATTGATGATAAACATGAAACCGCCGAAAAAAGTTATAATCATCCAGAAAAACCACGCTATGTTTTGGCGTTTCGTTCTGGCTATAACTTTGAAAAACACGGCTACGATGGAAAGCGCGAAAAACTGCGCACGGGTTAGCCAATCAACGGCGATGGACAAAAAGAAAGCGTTCAAGCCGATAAGGTCAACCGATGACAAAATGATAAGCGATAATGTCCCGATAAATAAATCATTATGCAGAGAATTATAAAACCGCTTGAGTGTGTTACCTTTTTTATATTGTGACATAATCAAAATCCTCGATTGTTATTTTTGCGCCCGCCGCCGTATCTTTCGGCGCATAGCATTTTTCTACACGAAGGGTTACTACTTGCGCGTCATCTTTCCAAAACCCCAACTGCGTGAGACAATCCATAACCGCCTTCGCACAATTATCGGCATCAGGTTTATCAGTATGGTAAACAACTGACAAGCCCTTTTTCGTTTCAAGTCGTTTCGGGCGCGGGAAGTAAAACAGAATATCAAGAGATATAGGACCTTCAAGTGGTTTCGCCGGTCTGCAATTCATAGCGGCTATCGCTATTTGTCCCTTCCATCCTTCAGCGGTTTTAGCGTCGTAAACATGAGCTTTACCGTTACGCGAAAATGCGCGAGGGCGCGGTTGTGCTTTCGGTTCACCATGAGCAAAAAATGTAATCACTTTCTAAACCGCCTGTTATACCATGGTGTGAAAACATTGAAGATAAACAGTACGATATAAACAATCGTGATAGAACCGATGAACACGCAAGCGAACCAGAACACGATATCAGAAAATAGCATCATCTTGCTTACTCCCTTTATCTCGCGGTGAAAGACTCGAACTTCCCCGAACGGCACCAAAGGCCGTTGACCTACCACTAGTCGAACCGCGAAAGTATACAATCGTCGGGTGATGCTCCCGAATGACGGGCTATGTTACCCGTCTCTGGACTGCCAGCGACTAAACCCCTGACGTAATCGATGGAGGATCACGTCAAGCGGATTTCAACCGGGATATCGGAATTGAACCGATGCATAGCAGTTTTGCGGACTGCCGCATTACCACTTGGCAAATCCCGTAAATAAAACCGTATCGCCGGGCAACGCGTTGACAGAGAAACCGAACCGCCCCGCTCATGCTTTACACTGTTCGGAGCAACCCTAATCGGTAAAGCACTTACGTCTTGTCGGTCAAAACGGTCACAAGATTTGCGGTCTTGCCTGTAGTCCGTTTCGCTAGCCCTCTATAGGAATCGAACCTATGACCCCGAGATTACAAATCACGTGCTCTGGCCTACTGAGCTAAGAAGGCGTTTACCGTCTCGCTATTTCGCTTCGCTTGTGGTCGAAGTTAGCCCCTTGACGGCTGGCTTACACTCATTCACCAACGGTGCCAGAGTGCCACTACTAAAGTTAATAAATAATAGTTATACCGTTTGCTTTCTTTTCACCGGGATAACGGCTCCCTGTTTGCTTTCGTCTCATACGAGACTATGGACGCGGCGGGAATCGAACCCGCTAAAAGCATTTGCCGTGCGTTGCATATCGTCTGCCACGCGCCCGAAAAATCCGGGCCGCGTTTATTCGACCCGGTGCCATCAAGGGAAATTACTCGTCAGTCTCGGCCCAAAGTGCGGCCTTTTCAGCCTTCGCGATTTCAGCGATCTTCCCGGCTTCCTCGATCTCGATTTTCTTCGAGACGATCTTGTTGAAAATCTCGCCCTTGTCTGCCTTGTCAGCTTCGACGAACGCGGTACGAAGCTGGGTCAGCTCAAGCTCGGCATCTTCGGTTGCGGCGTCAAATGCGCGTACCTTGTCATCGAGAAGGCGCTCGGTCTGCTTCATGATGAACGGAAGTTCAACCGCACGTTTTGCCTCAAGAGTAGCCTTGTACAGCTTTTCAATAACCTTCATAAAAACACTCCTTGAAATATACTCACGCTTCATACGAAGCGAGTTTTACAGATGCAATAACCGGTCGCGTATCTCTTTGCGGATACCGGGACGGGGTAATGAATCGCAAGACGGTAGTGTAACAGAAAAAGTAAACATGGTAGGGCATAGATGCCTAGGGCTCTGTGCGCGATCATCTTCAAACGCCCTGAGCTGTTCCGGTCGAAGGCGTTGCGGCGTTCCATCGGAAAGCCTCTTGCAATTATATACGCCGTCAAATAAACCGTATTCGACAATATCGCCTATACAATAGAGATTACCAGACGTATTCGTTACAACCAGTTTTTGACCGTGCTTGAAAGGATCGTACAATCCGCATGATACCGGTTCAAGCCATGCTTCTACCCATGAGATATAACTACCTGAAATATCAAGGTTGTAATGGTCATTTGGCGGAGCACTGGTTATTTTAGCTGTCTTGCCAAAATATCGTCTCATGCTTTCTATAATAGATACGCCGTCAGATTTAACTCCTACGCTCAGGTCATGTTTAACCATTACCGTATCTCCTACATTAAACTTTCCCATACCATCACTCCTACAGGGTTTCCCCTACTCTTTCGGTCTGATAACAAGTATACCTTTTTCATCGTCGATATTCACGTCAAGATCTGTTACGCCCTCGGCTATCATTCTATCGACAAAATCAATAGGTAGTTTCATCGTTATCGTTCGTTTTCCGTCTATCTTGACGGTTGTTTTGTTTCGTTCCATGGCTCTAAGGTAGCACGGCTTATACTGCGTGTCAACTAAAAAAAGTAACTTTTTCTGCATTATTTTCGCTTTTAGGGGTTGACGGGAATACTACCGCGTAGTATAGTTACTATATCAGGGCGCGAGAAAAGCCCTAAAGGATGGACAGAATGGTAAGGTCTTTGAACAAAGATTATGAGATCGGGATTTATAACACCTTGGAAGATATGGTAAAGGCATTTACTGCAAACGAATGGCAGATACCTGTCGGCGGTTTTGTCGTAAACAGGGATTATGAAACCTTCCCGCGCCCTCAATGCTGTTCGACTTGTCTATGGTCTGGTGTTGAATGCAAGGCGATGAGTAATTATAAAGAGATTAGCAATTCAACCCCCGATGCTATTACTTGTGCTCATTGGGCTTATTTCGATTGACAACCGCAAGCCCGGAGCGCATCCGGGCAAAGGAGTAACGCCATGACAAGGAACACGTACAAGGTAGTTTTCGATGATTACAGCGAGCTTTCTATCACCGCTTACAACGCAATAGAAGCAAGTATCCTCGCGCAAGCCAAACGTATTGAAGCCGGGAAACCCTATGCCGTTCGTTTCGTCGAGGTCGCCTATGGTGCCTATGACGCACGAAAGGCCGCGCCGCATCTGGAGGTTGTCCGATGAAGCGCGAAAACGGCACTTGGCTTTACACGGTAGACGGCGCATGGTTTGACACTGGCACCGGCGATTTGCATATCGCTATGTTCCACTTTTGGTACAATCATGCTAGAATAACAGGCAAGAGGTAACACAATGGCATCGAAGTTAGGCAACCCGCCAATCGTCCAGCATTATATTTCAACATCGGATATCCCTAAGGAATGTACACCGAAATGTTCGCTCTGGTACTATCCGAAAAACTGCAAGAAGTCATCGTGCCTAATCGGACGATCATCGAAAGCACCGTCAAAAGAATTACCTAAGGAGTGACAAGGTGAAAGAATCTGAGGTATCCGCGATACTATCGCAGTTAGGCGTTTTGATTGCCCGTGCAGACGCGAAAGGGAAAAGCCTTGACATATCGAAACTGGTTTGCCTTGGCTCTGTTTTGATCGTGAAACTGTACCCGCATAAGGTTGACGCAATCGATACGGAAGAGCCGGTCTTCAAGATTATGCTTGACCTTGACGATGAGCTATTTTATGAAAAGGCTTGCCGCGCCATTGATGACGTGAAAGCCGAGATAGGGTAATCATGCTTTATAATGATTGGTGCTCAAAACAAAACTGCGAGCATTCCATAGAATGGCAATTTTCCGATGATGAATATAAACAACCGTATGACTGCACGTCGTGCAAATTACAGGGCCAATCATACGACATAACGGAAATTGCGCATGATTGCCCGTTCAAAGATAAATCTATTTCGTAAACCTACCCGCGCCATATCCCGCCGCAAAACCTACAGCGCCATACACGTATTCTTTAACGCGGGATATAGTCAGTTGCCCTCTCATCGCCTCGATTTCAACGTCGCGGCTATTTATTTGCAAAACCCTCGACGCGTCCAGCTTCTCGTATGAGGTCTTCGCTTGCGTCCACGAGAGCTTGACCTGATTGTACCAAAGTATCCATGCTTTCAGCGTTTCCGCTTGCCTCTGTTCGAGCGTCATCCCCGGCGTTATCTGCGGCGTCGGTTGCGCTGGAAGCATCGGAAACTGATCTGCCTCTAAGGACTGCCCAGATTGCCCCGCCAATTCCGGCGAGCGCGGTTCCAATGGCAGTAAAGTTCCATCCTGCGAAAAGGCCGATAATGAGAATAGCAAAGATAGCGACAATGAAAATAGTAATACCCGTTTTGACGCGCACAATTACTTACTCCTTTTCCGCTTGAATATCGGTTTTTTAGGCACGGTTTCGCACTCGATACCGGTCACGCCTATTTTCTTGATATGAAGCGTCTTGATAATGAGGAACACGAAAAAGCCGATAGCGGAGATTATCAAAATGACAAGCCCCACTATTTCGGCAATTTCAATCATCGGTCGTTTTAATATCGCGGCGATGATATCCACGGTTTACTGCTTTTTTTCCTCTGCCCATTTGCCGGTAGCAATCATGGCAGAACCGAAACCGATAATCCATTGGAAGTCAGGGACGGCATAGAAGAAACCTACAACGCCCGCGACGATAAGCGCAAGGCCGAAAAACTTAGCCGGGTCGCCGTCCCATTCCTTGTCAGTGACAAGCGAGAGGAAAAACTTGAGAAACGCTTTTATTTTCTCAACAATAGCATTCATGTTTGTATCCTTTGCCCTTTAGCCGGTCGAGCTTATGCGAATAAACGAACGGTACGCAAGATCCCTTCACGATAGGTACGCGAGTTTAATATGGGATCGTATGCCGCTTTCTTTTCATTGTCGAGCGCTACGAAATGCGTAAACTTTGTTTTATCATTATAGAACTCACCAATTACGTGCATATTGCTAGGGATCGGATCGTAAGGCCCAAATGAGCCAAGACAGGTAAGCGGTATCCCTGCCAGCTCAAGCAGTTTGTTTTTATCGATGATAAGCGCTTCATTGCCATCGTCTAAATCCCCATCTTTGTTCATGTCGCCGGATATAATCCCTTTCGCGATTGCGTCTTCCCATGTTTTATTCAGGAAGTCATAAGACGGCTCGACCTTCGATATTTGCCATTTTATCCAATAGCAGATACACATGAAAAAACAGCCGTATTTATTGATATAGTGCGTTAGTTGCGAATCGGTTTGATGCTTCATTATATCCTCACTTTGGTAAAGATGACGGGTTTTGTACAAGCGAGCCGAGAAACGATAACGCGCCAATCCCAGCGGCTATAATCGTGCCTATTGCCCACTTCTTTGTATCACTTGCTTGGTTTTTGGTTTCTTTGTGCTCGTCGATATGAGCGGTAAAGTTCTTTTCAACGCGGTCGAGGTCTTCGCATGACGCGGTATTTTTTTTAACTTCTGAAAAGTCAACACGCAATAATTCTACGCTGGTTTGCGTTTGCGCGGCGATGACGGCTATTTTCTGTATTTCGCCCAAAAGCATAATTGTATCAGATGACGTTCCCCGTCTGTTAGGCCCGGAATAGTCGTTCATGTCTTCCCCTGTCTGTACTGATTTTATTATCGCTTTCCTTGATATCGTACACCTAAAAAACGTACTTGACAAGTACAAAAAAGGCGCGTAACTCTAAAAAGTCAACGCGCAATTTATAGCTATCCATTACGTAAATATATAGATACCTGCTAAAATCGTTAATTCCGTTCGTGCTGTATTAATGCTGAATAAATGTTTTCCGCAATAATCGCCATTCCTTTGTCATTCGGATGATAAAGTATCCCTATGTTAGTTTCGTCCTGCATGATATCGCGTATATCGATATACGGGACGCCGCAAACTCTTGCGGCCTTCTGTATTTCCGAATCAACTGGCGCAAGTTTATTATTGTCAAGTATTGTCGAAATAAGGACAACCGTTTTCCCATTATACCGTACTATCAGTTTTTCAAGATATTCCGAATAGCCGGTGTAATGGGTTGCCATATTGTCGCCAAGTTGAATGATAACCATATCAGCATCAGGAAGTGCCGAAAAGTCGTAAGTTTCATAAGCCTGCTCAATGTCCCAAGAATTACGTGCGGTAAAGGAACATCCTATTTTCCCGGCCAAAAGATGAACATAATCCTTTTCGGCAGATGATGCGGACATTCCCCATTCGCCGGGTATCTGGCAAATCGAGTTCCCAAGCACCAGAATTGTTTCCGGTTTTTCAAACTCCCAGCCAGCCGGATAGTAGGAACTATCCATTCTTTCACAATCCCTACCATAAGACTGAGAACATGCGGTTAAAATAATTGCAATAAACACCAAAAAACCTATATTTTTCATAGTTCCACTCCTTAACCGGTGTCTACCGGTCAAGATAAGTATACTACAGGCTATAATAAATATCAAGCTTTTTCTGTTTGTTTTTCTGCTTTCTCTATAACTTCATCCCACGAAAAAGGCGTATCCTCGCTCTTGTAAAGTTGCCATTCCGACCATCCGCGTGACATACAGTCCATATAAAGACGTCGACACCGTTCTGCAAAGAACTCGTTGACGGTTCCTGCCCAGTCAGTTTGGATTCCTTCGATGTGGGTATCATCCCATTGTTCTATAAACTCTACTTCTTTAGTCTTGAGTTTGTAAATTGCACAATATGCCATACTAAACCTCCTTAAATATAACTACCGGTAAAGGTATAGACGTATTGGCCAAATCCACGAGGGTCGTTAGTTTTACCATCGCGAACTGCCCCAAGAGTTGAAGCGGTAGGATCAGAAATAGTGACTCCCTGATTGTAAGCCGAACTGTCAGCTCGTATATTTGCCGCCGTCGGCCCATTAACGCCAAGTAGTGATGATGTAGCGCCTGATAGCCCATGCCTGTGCCTCAAAAACCTATCCATCTTACGAAAACCGTTGACGTTTTCACCGTCCGCATCGCCATCGACAATCGGTACAAAACCGGTTAGTTTACGAAAGCGTACCGTGGTAGCTCCTGATGCACGGAAGGGATACATGATAGCGGTTTGTGCCCCTGACGCTGGAGTACCAGAAACAACAACCGTCCTCGTTGCTATCGTACCGCTTGTTATTGGGTAATCGATCCCATTGATGTTAAGGTATACCTGACTCGCGGCGGTTGTGTAATCCGCCGGAGCGTCTATTGTTTGATTGGTATTCAACCATCCTGAAACGATTGCGTCGTCTACTATTTTTTGTACAGCCGCGATACCGGGAGCATCGTTCGCGAAAACGACATTTGAGCCGGTTACGGTTACGGTAAAGTCCGTTGTTCCCTTTATCGATGCTTTAACATTGCGAAGCGCGGCGAGTTTCGGAAAATTAGCCGTTGATACATCTTGATCTGTTGAACGGTCGATATACGGCGCGTAATCGGGATACGAGGGATGAGCCGATGACTTCGCAGAACCGAAAGCGGTAGGCGTGATTTTGAACGATGAAAACACCGTAGCGCCGGGAACATCGCGAGACGCTATTTTTAGCTTTTGCCCTAAGTACGCATCGCTTCCATCATAGGTGAATCCGTTATCCGCGCATTCAGCCATCTGTTGACCGGCAGGGCCAACGGGGTACAGTTGCGTGATGATGAGAGTCGAGGTTCCATTACCGATGAACGTGGCAAGTATAACGTCTTTCGTAGTCGGCGCGACGGCATCGGCTACCAGTACATAACTATCACCGATGGAATAGTTGTAACTACCGCTTGAGAATTGCTTCACGCGCGTTTGCACGTTCGCTTCTGCGTATCTGAGTTTCAGGTAGTTCGGCGTTGAACCGTCGAGCGTTGCGCCCGATATGTCAAAATCGGTTTGTGCAACCATTTCAATCATCATCGGTATCTGATTGGTTTCAGTTGACGCGGGAACAGCCCATCCGTCCGACTCTTTCGTGACTTCAACGTCAAAGTCTGCAACGCCCTTTGCCGCCGTGACGTTTACTTTCGTGACGCTCGATCCTTGCGTGACAAGACCGCCCGAAATAAGCGCGGAAGTTACGCCAAGGGAATTGAGAAAGAGACGCCCCGCAAGTCCCTGCAAATAGCGATGATCTCGCGCGAGGTCTTGCGCATAGTATCGATCTCCGACGCCCTTAGGGACGCGAGACGCGCCTATCGTTTCATACTGATGATTAAATCGCCGATTGTGGCTCATTTATTGTTATCCTCCTCAACTTCCGACAAGACCATTGGAATACGGTACAAACGTTCCGCCCGTACCATTCATATACCCGAGATATATTTTGAAATAACACGGTGCAATATCTTTCAAGTTTTCTTTTAATTCTTCAACATCGGTCGCGGTCAAGGTCGAGCTATCGACATCGACAAGTATTGTTCCCTTTATCATCGGCTCGACATAATCGGCGGTAACGGTTGTAAATTCCGAACCATCGCCAAGCATTCGAGCGCCATAATCTGCGCCGACTTCAAGACCGCCAAGACCGAAAGAAAATACATCACTTAAACAATCGATACCACATAACAGCATTTGATCTTGTTGCATCGATATCACGTTCGCAAGGTAGGTAATCGTACCGCCGCCGCCGACAAGACGCATCCCATAATCCGCATCAACGTCAAGCCCGCCTAATACGCACCATTTATAATCGGGGTCATCGAGTGAGCCACAAAGTACCATATCATCGCCGCCGACGCCTGAGACAACACGGCAATTACCGCCGACGTATGAATCAATAATGGGCTTCGCGGAAAAGTCCCATGTTGACCGCAACTTTGTATTTTCGAGCGCGTTGTAAATCTTTGCGCGTTTCGTGCGATCACTGTCACGGTCTTTTATATCAGCCGAAAGCCAATCCCCAAAAGCATTCAAGCAGATTTCGGGCGCTCTCGCGGGGTCTTTCAACGTGTCGAGATTCTTCGCGGCATTAAACCAGCGCATAAACTCAGCATCGAGAAAGTTCGTGAGAGCGACGATATCATCCGATCCACGCAAGGCCGAGGGTACAAAGTCTATCGACGGTACGGGTAGGAGCTTTTCCAATTAGGTTATCTCCGTAAGCGTAATCGTTCCATACGTTGATATTTCATCAGCGGCAAAGGTTATCGGTACAGTCGGCGCGGAATAGGTGAAGTAATCGATACCGTCAACGTACGCCCTGATAAAAGCCTTTATGTCATCGTCGCGAACGGTCGAGCCAAAATAGGCCGCGCCAAACTTATAGAGCGCGTCAAGCTGGTTTTGTATCTTCCCGTAATCGCCCGCCGTGAAACTCTCGCTAAACAGCGTGTTTATCCGGGTAACCGCCGCTTCTATGCCGTCTGATTTGTAGAGGTCAACTATCTCTTGTCCGGATTCTGCGAAAAGCAGTTTCCACGAAAGCCGGAAAAACGGTTGAACGGTTGCCCATGTATACCCGATAAGGATCTTCGCCGCCGCCGTGACATTAACCGGGGTTATAGTCGCATCGGCAACGCGGATATCGACACCAGCGAAAAGCGTCCGCGCTATGAGATATGCCTGTAAATCAGTTTTGACAATCGTACTCGGATTCCCGCCGCCAATCGCGATGCAAACAACCTTTGCGGAAAGCACCCCGTAGGCATTCGATACCACGTTAGCAAGCGCGATACCGCCATACTGGACGGCGAGGGCTTCGCCGTCTGGCTCTGTCACGAACCGGTCACGGCTTTTCAATGTACCGGGCGCGACGTTTTTTGCTGTCTCGATTGCCTGTTGATTTGAGCCGCCCGTGAAGATAGAAGCGTTCGCGGTGCCTGATATATTCGCATCGCTTCCCGCGTAAACGGAAATTGAATTGAGTGCGGTAACATTCGCATCCGTTCCACCGCCGATTGAGTAACTGGCAACTACGTCGAAGTTGCCCGGTATCGCTCCATACGTGCCATTGCCAAAACGGATATACGCGCTTCCATCCGTGCGATAAACCAGCACGTAATGCGCTTCATACGATTTAGAAAGCGCGAGGGTATCTTCTTTGATCCATTGCGTACCGTTAACCGTGATGACAAGCGTATCGTCAAGAATGAGATAATCAGGGAGGTCGAACTCTTGCCAGCCGGTCACGCCATCGGATAAGCCTATGTTTATACCAGCTTTCGCTTCCTGCTGGTAACACGTTGCGCGGCCTGAGTACAAGGTAATCGTGAGGTTTCCCGATCCATCGGATACGGTCAATTCAGTACCGGCGAAAGCGTTCGCTACCGATGATGCAAAACCGATATGCGTTGCGTCTATTCTGATTATGTAATAATCCGCGCTACCTGAAAGACCGGTAGGGAATGCCCCTGACGTAGCAAGGCGTACCTTTTCACCCGTAAGGTAATCGCGAGCCGTTAGAAGGTGATTGGCCGCTGGAGGGTTAGCCGTGATATTTATTACATCGGTTACTGAGGCAAAGGCAATGGCTACGCGGGACTCGAAACGCTTCGAGCTTACGGCAACGCTTCCCTTAGTCGTCGCGACAAGGTTTGACGCATCGACGGTAAAGGGGAAAGTAACGGTTGACGGGAAATAAAACAACTGTGTACCGGTTGACGTGGTTTGTTCTGGCACGATATAGCCGATAAGTGCGCACAATTCCTTGACCGCTTGCCGGGTATATGCCGTGCCAAGATAGGAGTCGTTCGCTTGCGCGTTGTTTATCATGGATATCATGTCACCGACGCCCGCGTTTATGTACTTGAACCAGTTAGGCTTATCGACTAACTCAGCGACGGCGTTTATATCGTTAACGATGGATAAAAAGGTACGTGAAGTGTATTTTATTGGACTCTGCGTCAATTAGTATTTCCTCCACGTCATCACGACGTTGATTTATAAACATAGTACCCGCGAAAGTTTACGCCGTCAAGGGGACGCGCACAATACCGGGATTCTGGTAATCAAAGTACGGAATATACAAGACTTGCACGTCAACCTCACCGGGCGCTTGATCGATCCTGATAGCCGATTGACTCGATATCGCTCGCCGGTCGCGTGTCCCATTCGTTCCATCCGTGACCTCTTGATTACGCTTTGCGATTGCGGTTGCTATGTCGTATTTCATGTTGACCTCAAGGGACAATCCGCCGGGGGTATTCTCATATTCCCCCACGCCCGCGCCATAGGAGCGGTCATAAAAAAGTCCTCGCTTGTCTTGCATGATAATCTGTACAAGGTCAGCTTCTATCTCTTTGCGTTGATCGACAAGGCCATAGTAGAAAAAGTAATCGCCGTCAATGTTCATTTTATCCCCCTGTCTTTATCGTTGTGGTCTTCGAGCTTGTTATGTCAAGCGTCATCGGTGTGACCGGCGGCGAAGTGGGACTACCAGAAGCCGCACTGGTATGCGTGTGCAAATTGAGCGCCGTCATGAATAATTGAAGCGCCGTGTTAAGCTCTGCATGGGTCACAAATACCTTACTGTTGCCGTTTAATTCGATTGCGCTACCATCGGCGGTAATCTTATCGGATTCGTCAATGGATAGCGTTTTTCCGCTCATATTGATAGCGTTACCGTCAATAGAGACCGTTTCCGGGCCGGTTACGGATAGCGTTTTCTCTTTCACATTGTACATGATAACGGTTGTACCGTCATCGTACAGTATGCGCGTTTCCGGCCCGGTATAGCTTGCGGGCCATGACTCTTTTATCTCGCCGGTACGGGAACGATACACCGGACGCGCCGGGTTCCCTGCAAGGAAAAACACCGTTACCCAGTCGCCGACATCGGGAACAATACAACCGCGCAATGGGTATTCCGGCTCAGTCCACGGGCTTTGATCTTCAGTAAGCCAGCCTAATTCCGGTATTGATAGCTTTACGCGCCCGCGTGTCAGTTCATCATCGACTGATAAAACCTTTCCGGTATACGTTTTGAGAAAGCGCGTTTCCCGTGCCAATATGTCGAGGATTTCCCCGTATTCGTCGCCGCGTCTATTGGGCATTACAGTCTTTCCCCCGTTGGGCTAAATGAGTACGCATCGGCTATTGATACATCGGAAAAATACCCGGCGGTTGAAAAAGCATGGGTAGCTGTTCGTATCCACCATGTCCGATCTTTCGAGCCGATACGGTCTGGAAAGCCATTCCCGAAAGTCGCGACAAGCGCGGCGGTAACGGATGGATCTCCCATGAGCTTTGCGTCAATCGTCACGCCCGATCCTTGCGGCGCGGTTGTCATCGTGTCCTCAATGAAAAACCGCTTGATTTCGTCGAAGTCTTTCGCGGAAAGATATTCCATGAGCAAGTCGGTTCTAGACGCGAGATTGCGCGTCTGCAATTCCTGTTGTATCAATTCTGGTACAAGCCGGTATGTTTTAACCGTCTCATTCTCGACAACGGTACGGAATATTTGCGGTACACCATCGACAATAACGATTCGAGCGGATTGCCCTTGTGCGGCGTCCATGGAATGATCCTGCCATGAATACGAAAGCACGTTCGCGTTGCCGGTCAATTTCGTCATCTTACTATTGACGCCATATTCGAGGTTAACAGAACTTGCACCGGCTACCCGTTGCGCGAAAGCAGACGTTTTGAGCTTTGCATAATCGATAAAGCAAGCAATCAACTTGCCTTTTCTATCATAGCCGATACGAAACGCGCACCGCCATTCATCGGCAATCCTTACAAGAAACCGAAAGTCACTCTCATACTGGACTACCTTAGTACCCGCAGTTATTTGTTCGCTTCCCCGTTGGAAGTCAATCTCTCGATTAGCCGCCGGTATTCCAATGCGCGTCATGGCATCGGCTACAACGTCCATTTTCGAGCCGGTTTCATACCATCGTGTTCCTTGATCGCCGCGAAAACCAAGCGCCATAAAGGTACAGTTATATGTCACGCGCCCGCCCGCATCCCCGCCGCCCGATGGTGAGTTTATCATAAACTCGATAGGGTCACGGGTTAAAGCGTTCATTTGCCCCTTACGGATACCCCATGATATTTTTAGCTTTCCACCGGGACGCAAGATACGGGAATAAATCTGATTGCGGTCAAGTAACTGTAAATTACCGCTATCCATTTTCCCCATCTCTTCGGTTATCGATAGGGATATCACATCTTCGGTTACAATGGTTTCGACCGGCGCATCGGGTGAGTCTATTTTGAACCATGCGCCATCGTGGTTGATAAGCTCGAAACTCATACCGGTATCCTGAGTGTGCGCAGTTTCGCAAGGTCATAGCCTACCTCGGCAAGCTCGCGGACATTCTCATCGAATATCTTATAGCTTGAACCTTCAGCGCCGGTTCCATACATATCGTCACGGCTTGCGATTTCCTCAAGAGATGATTTCCCATCGCACTCGACAAGCAGGAATGACGCGGCAAGCGCCGGGACGGGAAGCTGTTCATACACCGAAACGGTTATGCCGTTCGCGTCGGTAAAACTATGGGTTTCAGAATTAAGGTATCGCATTAGAAGGGATTCCTTTTAGCCGCGCTTTTTTCAACGGCAAAGAGCGATTCTATCCCGCCGATTATCGCCGATGCATTGCGGAATGCTTCCTCTGCCTTATAGAGTATGTTCGATTCGTCAAGCACCAGCTCCATATCGACGTATGATAATTGCGGCAAGCCAAGTGCGTTGACCATGCCCGCTGTGTGCGTGAAGTCGCATTTAGTCACGTAATACACCATCGGGACTGAGCCAATACCCCATGAGTACAACACTTTTGGGTTAGGCGAGAATTGACCTTTGAGCGCCGCAAGTCCTAGAATGCCTTGCGCCTGATTTCGCAGTAATTCAAACTGTTTCAAAAGCATGGTATTACCGTCAACCTTGTTTCTGCGCGGGATAGGCAAGCGGAATGATACCTTGCGATTGCCGTTACCGCCCGTGCTTATCGGCTGAAAGTTACGGCCTGGTATCGGCGTTTCCGTGATTATGATTGACTTCACGTCTTTGATTTCACCCTCAGGTATCGCCGCGCTGGAAATAATCTGCTTATTGTAGAGGTCGTATATATACCACGGTAGGTTAGAACTAAACTGCATTACCAGCCCTCCGCAAGCCGCGCATGAGAAACATTGTCGCGGAATGAGTAAGCAAGACCTTGCCCAAACTCGCGCCCTGCCCTATCCGCATCTCCTTCAGTGACGCTAACATAGAACGGGCCGAAGTTCATAGTGGGTAATTCACCGCCGCCATTCTTACCGCCATACGCTGAAAGGTTTTTAGCCGCAAGGATATTGTCATCGGGCGCGGTTTCGTGTACCTCGCCGCCCTTTGTGATAATAACGTCATTGTGCTTTTTGGGAATGACAGAACTAACATTCTCAACCGTTCGACCGCCAAAACCTTTCCACGCTTCGCCTACCGCCGCGAATTGCTTACCCGCGCCGCTCCAATCACCGTTAGCGATTTTCTGGAGTATTTGAAACATAGATACCAGCGTGTCAAGGGTAGTGACAAGCCCGTCAAATATCGTCGCAACCGTGGCAAGAGCGCCCTGCAATACGGTGCCGACGATGTACCCTATAGCGGTAAATGCACCGCGTAACCCTTCGGTATCCGTAAGGCCCAAAACTTGCAAGAGCCGGTTAAACGTGTCAATCAGGTTTGTTAACGGGGTCATCGCTTGCGTAATCGATGAGCCTAAGATTCCTTTTTTGTATCCTTCCCATATAGCTTGCAATGCATTTGCCAATGTACTTATCGAGGTTTTCAGACTGTCTATAACGGTAAAGAACGATTTCCCGTTTGCGTTCGCGGTTCCCCACGCCTTACCCAAGCGAAGGAAAAAATCAATGACGCTCGCGCCCATTTCCATGATCCACTCAAAAGCCGGTTTCAAATCGATGACAAGCTGTTTTGCAAGCATACCGATATAGATAATGATTGCGGATATCTTGAATGAAAGCACATTGACGAACTCATCGAAGGTTTTGAAGTTGGTATTAAATGCTCGCTGAAAAGCGTTGCCGACGACATCGGCGAGAGATTTCATTATCTCCCACAATGTCTTCGCAACCGTAACAACTGAGCGGAAAATGTTCGTTATCGCAACGCCCCATTTGACAAACTGCGCCCGATGGTCGCGTACCCAGTCCAGCATACGCTGAAGCATGGGCATAACCTGTTGACGCAACGGCCATAAGAGGTTTTTCATGAATATGTCTTTAGCAATGCCGAACGCTTGGCCGACTTCCGGCATTTCCTTGAGTACCGCGCCGACTGACTTGAACGCGGCAAATAATGCGCCGACTTTCAGAATGGTGCCATTGACGGCCTTGCCGATGGAATGCGTTATAGTCTCGCCGAACTTCTTAGCGTTCTTTTCAACGCTTCCCATTCCATCGCCGATTCTTTTTATCCCGTCGAGGAAAGGCTTGACATCGAAGTTGAACACATTGTCATGTTGCGACATTCAAGCCCCCTGATTTTTCGTTTATCCTTTGCGCTTCAGCCGTTGCCCGTTCGTATTCAATCCACGGCAACCCTTCAAGCCATTCGCACGATAAATGCGCCCCGGTCGCGAACCTCACGCATTCGATGGTCAACACCTCACGCGGGAAGTCTAGCGCCTGTATTGCCCACGGTAAACCCGGTCTAGCTGATGGGCCTAATTGCCTAGACCTGAGGCGAAAAAATTGCCAAAGTCCAGCGGGGCTTCCCATCGATGATGACACTTTATGCAAACGCGCTCTTTCGTGACGTTGATTGAATATTGTTTCATCATGGCGGTAATTTGCGCCGTGTCTTTCGCGTCCATTTTCTCGAATATGCGAACGCCCGCCGCTTCCTTCCATGCGCGGTTCCTCTCAGTTCCATTTACAGACCTCAAGGCATCGGCATACAGCAAAAATTGCATTCTCATGTCAGAATCCGGGCATCGTTGATACGCGCGGATACATTGGCCTAACGTCGGCCATTCCATGACAAGGCTTGTCACTTCCTCGATTACTTCATCCGATTCACGTTTCTTGAGTATTACCGGATATTTCAATTCAATGGCAAGTCCATCTTTCGGAGTGTCGAGCGTACCGATATCGAGCGTATAAAGATGATCGGCGTCGTCGATAATCTCGCCGTCAATCTCTTTCGTTTCGGCGGTTACTTGCGTCTGACATTTCGGACAAGGGTACGAGCCGGATATTGAATCATCCTTTTTCGTTACCGCCATTCCATGCATCGCGATAGCATACGCCGATTCAAACGGCATCGCCCGTAACGCGCGGCGCAAGTCAGCTCCCGTTATGATACCGGCATCCCCTGAAAGTTCCTCAAGTACGCCCGCGCACCATTCGAGAATAGCGGAATAGATATCTCCGCGCTTCGCTTCGTCCGTTGTCTTCGCAACCGCGAGAGATTCAGCGCGTCCGATTTTCGCGTCCATGTAAATCTCTCCGTCAACTTCAACCGGTATCGGTAATCTCATTTTTCACTCACTCCTTAGATTCTGTTACGCTACTGAGGTGATATCGTAGGGAAGGAACGTGACGTCCATTCGTGCATACGAAATATTTGCAAGGTCGACTTCGGGGTCTGACCGACGCGAGCATCCCACGTCCTGCCAAAGGTCACGGTCGAACTCCACGCCGCCCGCGTCACATTTGATGATCGTGACATCGTGCATCTCGTGGTTATCATACCATGATTTCAGGAAAGCGCGGGTTTTCGTGCTTCGCCGCGTCTCGAACGTACACGCGACTGACGGCATGGTAGTCACACCGTTTTCAATCTTCACGATACGCTCGAAAGAGGGTATATCGATCATGCCCCGCTCAAGCGGTACTTCACCGAACTTGACAAGGCCCGGAAGTTCATCGCCATCGACGAGGAACTTGATTTTCATTGCCATGCTATTGGTCTGCATCTCTTATCTCCCTTTATTCCTTCGCCTTAGTTCACGCGGTAGAGTAAACCGACTCCGATTCTCAACGAGCCACACGGTGCCGGAAAGCTGAAGTACGTGTCAATGTTTCTCTCGCCTGATTGCAAGGTTCCTACGCTGTTGTTAGAAGCGTCTGCGATAACCTCGTATGCGTCGGCCTCGGTCGAGGTTGTCCCGTCCGAGTTTTCAAACTGTCCGAAGGTCTCGCCAAGTTTGACGTTGCCATTCGATCCGCGTACCCAGAGACGGTGCATGAAATTGAGCATTGCCGTGCGGTCTTCGCGAACATGGCCGATATCATTCGGGGTGTTCTCGCTTTCCTGCAATGAGTCAACGCCGGATACCTTGATAAAGTTGCGCATGAGTATCGCGTTCGCATATTTGAAAACCTTATCAGATGACGCGGTAAACAAGTTGCGAACGATGATACCGTACCCGGAAAGATTCTGCGTGACGTTCACGCTTGCGCCTGCAAGGTCAGTGCGGTTTTGGTCATCATCGGCGGTATATCCGTATACTTCGAAAACGCCCTTGACCGGAAAGCCCTTGCGCGCGGGGATTGCGTGAATACCATATGTTGCGATACCAGCGATGTACCAGCCCATGAGATGCCCCGCATTCGGGACGGCGCGGCGCGGCGCGGTTGGCGAGTCTGCGAAAGGATCTGATACCCCGTACCAGTTATGGACGTAGATACCGTCAGCCTCGTCCGATCTCTGGAAAAGCTGACCGGATGCAATCGCCTCGGATTTCGTCGAAAGGTCGAACTCACCGACGAAGAATACCACGGGATTGTCCTTCGTGGTTCTGTTCTGCGAATAGGTTTCAAACGCGAGCTGATACGAAGTTACGCTGGTTTCGACATTCGCGAGCATACGCACGGGGAGGTTATCAAAATAATGATAGAGCGCATCCCATGCCGCATCGCTTGCCGGTTCCGTACCGTCAAGCCCGCCCGCGAGGTACGTTGCCGTGGTAACATCGGCGGGGTAGAGCTTGTCGGCGGTCGGCGTTGCGGTCGTCGCGAGCTTGTCGGCAAAGATCCAACTATTCGCGGAGAAAACATTCTCTATGTACTTGTTAGCATCTGCCGAGTTAAAAGTACACCATTCTGAGCCGATATTCTTTTCGACCTCCGATACAACGCCTTTTGTATCCTTGCGGAAAGTCTTTACCTGAATGGCAAGTACCTCGGCGGTATAATCGGCGGCAACACCGGTCCCCGCATAATCCGCATCTGCCCATGTAACGGTCTTCGCGGATTCACTCACGGCGGTTACATAGTGGTATTCTGCGTAGCCGGTTTTCGAGAGCTTGATGACATCGCCGACTTTGAATCCTACAACAGACTCAAGCGTGATAACGCGGGCGGGGTCGCCGGTTCCCGTCGGCAAGGTAGTTACCGCCGTCGAGAATGCCGCGCCGCGCGTGAGCGTGTACCCGGTACGGTTACCGCTGGTTCCGTATTCATCGTTTGCCTGATAGGAAGCTTTGAGCGATAGGGTAGCTTCCGGTACTGTTTGCTGATCGTTGATACTCGCGGCGGCTTGCGCGGCGGTTGAACCGGGATATGACAGAACATAGAGCGATCCGTCATTACCGCGAAGGTTTGCGAAGAAACCATTGACCGCATCCCATCCATATGCGGCGGGGTTTGTCTGGACGCCCAGAACCTGTTCAGCCTCTTGCGTGTTGCGAAACTTGAACGCTTTGAAATACTTGCGATCGAACTTGCCCACGAGTCCGGCGATACCGAAGTCGGCGGGGTCAACGCTTCGCTCTGATTTAGTGGGGAGGTTTTCCCCGTATACTCCGAGCCGTCTCATCTTGTACCAGTCCTTTACGTCTCTCGACGTTAAGTATAAAAAATTATGCGCGAGTAAATCGCGTTACGCTTTGATTACAGAAAAATATTTTGTCACGCTCTTGAAGTCATCGGACTCCATTTCAGCGGCGGTCAACTTCACACGGTCGCCTTGCATCCCTTTCGGTTCCCAGCGTTTCCATTCCCCGCGAATACGAAACTCGCGCGGCTGATTGGCCTTGTTTACGGCAATTCCGGCGTAACCGTTAGCACCGGGCTTCCCCGATTCAATCTTATCAGTTGCCATGTATCCTCCCTAACCTCGACATCGAACATATACGATGCTCTTGGTATTATGTCATATCCTTCTACCGGCTCAGTGTCTATAGCCGGGTCTTTCCAATCGAACCATGCGCGGCGTCCATGTATCCAAACAGTGCTTGTCCCGATAAACGCCCGCGCCGCTCTTGCCGCGATAGACTGCAATTCAGGCGATCTCGCGACGATCTCAAGCTGTACGCGCCATGAAAACAAAAGGCCGTCACGTTTCAAATAACTGCCAAGCGGACCCACGCATTCCGGTTTGATCTCTGCGCGACTGTTGCGCGTTGTCGGTGTCGGCGAATCATACCATATCGCAATACCGGGTAATCTCGCCTCACGATCATAATAGCCGACTTCTACCGGGTACGTTACAGATACTTTAGCAGACGTTTGCGCATTTAGCAACTGCTTTCCGTCAAATGTCGTCATAAAGGTTATGCGGTTGTTTTCTTTCGTCGCTATCTGGTGTGTTTCGGTTCCAATCTTGATAACCACGTTGCGCTCAAGGAACGCCCAGTTGGTCGCGATTGTCACCGTTTCACTTCCAGCGGCGGCGGTACATGTCCCAATCTCTGCGTCAAGCGCGAGCCGGTCGCGTTCCCGCTCTATCCCTCGCTTTACTGCATTGAGTACATCGGACGGTAGCGACTCTTTAACTGCCCTGAAGTCTGACAGAATGAGGTAATCAGAATCAGAATGATTGACGATTATTTTCAGTTTCGTTATCTGCGTGTACCCGTCTATCGGGATTGAAACATCCGTAAGCTGACCGGGTGAAGCGATGGAAAAATCCTGACTTGTCGCGACGGATATCGAATAGGCCGCATCGGTGTCACGCTGTACTTGCATAACCGGCTTGCGAAGACTCGCGACGTTCAAAACCAATTCTTCATACGCCGATACGTCAATCGGAGTCGCTAGGGTAAGCGTTGCCGTTTTGCTTGCGCTTCCAGACGGGATACGAATAGCAAGAGAGGCCGCGTGATAGTTCGCGATATAATCGGCATGGCCTTGCGTTTCAAGCGTCAAGCCGGTATCCGCTGTCCAGCCGGTTGTATTTTCAAGCGCGTTTATGAGTAACTCAGACACGGGCGTTTCTCGCTTCCGCTTCGGCGGCTCTTTCTTTTATCTTGTCAATCAAATCGCTTTTACCCTCGCGGATATATTGATTGATTGCGCGGGAAAACTCAAGTGAGGGGTCACGATCTTTCAGTCTTCGCAGTAACCGGGCATACGCTTTTTGCATCGCCGGACGGGCCGGAATGACTATAATTTTCCCGTTACTGTTTATCGTTGTACCGTACTCATGCACGATGAAAAGGGACGCAAGGCTTATCTTAGAACCGTGATGCTTTCCGTCTATCATATGCACTGTGTACCCTTTTGCGGTCTTCCATGCTCTCATGCCCTTAATATACGTTTTCGTACCTTCCATGCCTAAACCGTACAACGGACTAGACGGGTATCGATAGGCAAGCGAACGCTTTCGGGCTATGGTCTTGAACTTGAGTGATTGAAGCCCTAGGGAGTTTTTTTGCAAGCCGTCGCGCCAAATATTGACAAGCTCATTGGCATCTCGCTTGCGTTGCATATCGGCGATACCTTCAGCGACTTTCATTTGCGGGATCTTTTTTATCCGCTGTTTTACTGCATTCCAGTTAGTCGAAAAGGTAATACCGCTTGCCATACTAATTCTTCCTCAAGCCAAACGTGATATATACCGGGTATGGGCCGATACGGGTTGAAAGCCCTTTATCGGCTATCTTCCATTCCTCACCATCGAGCAATACAGTACCCCGCGTGATATCGATTGACGCGAAGTCTTTGCCAAGTGTTGCATCCTTGATATACCCCTTTTGCATCCATGCCAATATCGGGGTATAGATAAGCACGTCGCACAATTCCCTGATACCGGCTTTTTCGAGCTTTCGGGTATCGGGTTGCCGTTCGACGGGCATCGCGAACAAATCGAAACCGTTGTCAATCTCGCGCATGGAGATAGCGCCCAAATCGTCGCGTGTTACGTCGGCCTCTGCATTGCGGTTAAACGTGATAGGCGTCCCGTATTGCATCGACATATCAAGCGCGTCTTGACGAAAGCCAGCGGATTCAAGTCTAACGCCGCAATCGCCCGCGACACCGGTTGACGTTATCACGAGCCGCCACCTGTAATGTACTTCCGCAAGAGTGCGAAAGCGCGAAGGGACATATCTTTCCGCAAATGCGTCCACTTTCCGGCGGGACCATAGTCACGCGAGATACCGGGCAAGCCTTGATTGCCGCCGCCCGTTTTGCTTCCTACGTGCTGTAAGGTTTCACTCGCGGCAAAAAGCGTCATAGCGCGGGCTATATCGTTCGGACATTCTGCCCATCCGTACTGATAGGTTATGCGGATATTGCGATCACCTCTAAAGAATATCGGGATATAACTTGACTCATTGAAATTGGCCTTGGCCTTGAGTATGCCTTCCTCTGCGATGACTTGCATCGCGGACGGGGTGAGGTAATACAGGTTTGAGTCAACGTTGGTATAGCTGATTGAAATAAGCTGGACAATCGGACGGCGGCGTAAAATCATTATCGGGCTTCCCGTACCGTCGTAATATTCAGTTGTGGTTTTTAGGCCGTCGAAACTTTGCCGGGTCTTCGCTTCGATCCACGGCTTTATCTCATCGTCAATGAGGTCTTGAATCCAGTTATCCGATACCGTGCAATAGTACGATACCGTGAGCGCGGAGGCGGTTCCACTTGCGGTCGTCGGCGCGGATATGGTTATCTGCCCATTGACCGCATCGACGATATCGACGGCGGCAATCTGAGCGGCAGCGGGAATACCAGTGCCGAATATATTCATACCCTTGTTTAACTGCGTGGTATCGATACCGGTAATTATCGCGCTCGGAGATACCCATGTACCCGAAAGCGTAAGCGTGGTTTGTGTATCAAGCCCATAGCCTTCGAGTAAAGCGCGTATGTCAATCGGTTCTGGTATTCCGGCTAAGTTCATTATTTACCTATCTCGAAAAGCTCGCCGATTACGGTAACCTCGGCGGTAGATGGTGTGAATACAAACACATAATCCGTATTCGGTTTAAGTTGATATCCCGATCCGGGTGCCGCATCACTCGACGATGCAAGTCCGGGGGATGTTCCATATCCCGACTGATTGACTTTGAAGGTAGTTCCCGTTCCGCCGGTTATGACCGCGCCGGTAAAAAGTTTCGTAGCGATATCATCATCGCCAAAATTGCGATTGAGATTGTATAGTTTAGAAGCGGTTCCGGCGGTTGTTACGGTCGGCGCTTCGATAAGGTCGATAGTTGTTTTTGCGCTTGAGCTTACATAAAGCGTTAAACTCGCTTTGTTAGCGCCTGTTTTAATGCGATACACAAGAGCGGTTGAACCTGAGGCGTTGCGAAACGAAAAGGTATAGACCTTGCCTTCATCTATGAGCTGTCGAACAAACTCTAGCCCGACTTCATACCCGAATCTACTCTGTTTCATTTTTCACCTCATTAAAGAAAAACCGCTCCCGCGCATACAGTAGAAGGAGTGATGGACTACCCCATGCGCGAGAACGGCAAAGCGATCAAATCTTGCGGCACCAGAGAATGACGGTACGCGCCGGGGCAGTCGCGCCGCCCGCATCGACAATGTTACACTTCGCGCTTGCGTAAACCGTGGGCAACGATTTCGGGTAGAACTTGCTTTGTGCAACGTCAATCGTTCCTGCGCGGGTAACAGCCTTTGCCGCCGCCGATATAATGGCATCGGTTACGGCGGTAGTGTTGTTCTTTACCTGTACGGTCGATGAAGTAACAGCGGTATCCGTTCGCACGGTAACGTCGAGAATCTCGAAGTCGAATACAAGAGACGGATCGGACGAAAGCGCCGCCGGGGTAACAAGGCCGACTGCGCCCGCCGCAATAGAGGTGACAATCTGGAAGTTTCCAAACTCATCATTCTCTTTCATGCGTTCGCCGACGTTTGCGTTCTGGTTTCCGGGCATAAGGCCGGATATACCAGCCGCTTCGCCCGTTGAAAGTTTATTCATGGTTAGAACTCCTCGTTCATCCATCGCCAAGATTGGCGTATCAATTCATCACGGACGGCTTCAACTTGCGTATCCACGCGCCCGCCCTTAATTTCCACTGTTTCCCCCACAACCGTCATTGTACAATCTGGCTTGAAGCTATCAGTACAATCGGGATGCTGTAAGTAAAACCACGGGTCTTTACCGTTAGGCTTTCGCTTGACCGGTTCAACCTTGAAACTTTCCGGCGCATCATTGACTGACACGTCAGGAAGTTCTGGTATCGCTACAACCTGAGCCGAGGCAAAAGGCTTTTCACTTGCCTTCGCCTCGAACTCAGCGCGGGAAACAACGGCCACGTTACGCCCTGCGGATATTCATCGCGACGTAGGAAGTCTGCTCGAACGAATCGATCAGGGTTCCATAGGTCTTGATGAGGAACGGATTGTTATCATCCGTCTTCGCGAGGGGTTCCATGGTGACGAGTCCACCGAAACGGCTACCGGCGCTGTTCGTATACGCGAACTTGCCGAGACCCTGAATCTTGTCCAAGTCCCAGAGAATGACGCGCTCAGGAACGACGCCACCAGTTGCAACGATCGGAAGGTCGCTACCCATCTTCGTAGTCACGGGCGCGTAGCTCGCGGGAAGAGTGGCAACGAGTCCAGCCGGGGCCGATACGGTCGGGTTAACCGAAGTCGGCGTGGTCGAGAACGTTACCGTGGTAGTGCGAGCAATCGGAGTACCGGCGCTATCGTACTGGTTCGCGGGAAGGATAGATACGAGTTTTTCAACGCCGGTCGAAGTCGAGCAATAAATCTTGTAGAGTCGAGCGGTCGCGACATCTGCCCATGTGAGGGTAACGGTCGAGACGTTCGCGCTTCCGCAAACTTGCGAGACTTCAGCCGATGCAACGGACTCGCCGTTGATA